AAAAATCTAACATAATTAGTATACCATTTTCGCACCAAAAAAGCAAGAGAAAACGGACATTTTGAGCCGTTTTTCACACTTGCTCAAGGTATTATTTTCAGAACCACGGAGGTGCGGTTGATGCCGTATATTGAAAAGACAACAAAGGCGGGGCGGACAGTGTTGATTGAGCGCTGCTATTCGTCACACATCCATCCGCCGGGAGAGAAAAGAGAGAAAAAAGAGAAAAAAACAAGTGAGGCACAAGAAAAAGTCAACTTGCGGAAAACAATCACAGAATTGACTATCCTGATGAATGAGAATTTTAAACCGGGAGACTACCACGTGACACTCACCTATGCGCCGGATGAACGTCCGAAAGATTTGAACGGAGCGAAAACAGATAGAGAACGCTTCCTCCGCCAGTTGCGCCGGCGCATGAAGAAAGAAAACGAGGCGTTTAAGTACATTCTCGTTACGGAAATCGGAAAGCGAGGAGCTCTACATCACCACATGGTGATGAATCAAGTTCCCACAGACTGGATTCGCCTGCAGTGGAAAAAAGGCAGGATTGATATTCGTCCATTAGACGATACGGGCCAGTATTCGCGACTTGCGGAATATTTTGCAAAGTACAAGCTGCAATTCAAGCGGAACGGTGGCAAAGGTCGCGCATGGACGCACAGCACAAACCTACGCCGTCCGGAAACAAGGAAGCGAATTATCACAAATCGAAACTGTTTCCGTCAGGAGCCACGAGAAAAAAACGGCTACTGGATTGATAAAGGTACCGTATATGCCGGCACCTCGGAACTGACGGGATGGGGATTCATGCGGTATATCCTAGTAGAGAACGACGGAAGGAGGGGGAGCCCGTGAAGGTGAATATCTACATAACAACAAAATTTCACGGAAAAATCCCATGCGGCACCGGCACATATGCCATATTGCTGGAGACAGTAATTGGCGGAAAAATGTATCGCAAAATCCACGTGTCGGCATGGAAAGAGTTGTCCTTTCAGAAGTTGGCGGTGCGTGCACTGGTGGAAGCGGTGCACTACATGAATGAACCAAGTCAATTAGTAATTCAATGCGATTCGCCCTACGCCGTCAATGCGGCGAATTCCGGAACGGCGGACGGAAAGAAATATGAAAAGATGTGGCGAGAGTATTTTACTATGGCGTCACGAATGGAAAAGGTAACCGTGATTTTTAACAAGGAGCATAAATACAGAAACGACCTTTTGAGACAGATTTCAAAAGGTAACTATCAAATTCAAAAAGACAAGGAGTGGTAAATATGTTTGAAAAATTTGGAGAGTTTGACTCATGCGAAGAGATTAACATGGCCGCACAAGGGTTATACGAAGAGGGCGATATAAAAAGCCTTCACGCTCTCGCAAAAGAAAACGGACTGGAGAATATGTTGGAGATTTATCTCGAGCAGACACCTGATGACATCACATCCGGTGAAGTGTGGTTATGCGACCCAATTTCCGCCGCCATCGGAAAGTTAAAAGTCGAGCAGAAAGAGGCATCTAACTGGAGTTTTTTGGCAGATGATGTAGTCGGCTATTTGATGGGAAACTGTGATGATGAGGTGTTTGCGAGGGCGGTCAGAAAGAAAGGAAAGCGCATCGAAAAAGCGGCCATGCTGGTGGCAGAGGAGTCAAAAAAACACAAAGTTATGATACCAGGAGGCGGCGGAACGTGTAACTACTGCGGACCGATGCAGGGGTATCAGATTATCAAAAAGTATTATCAGGAGGCTTAATCATGGCAGGAAAAAAGGATAGAATTGAGCGGATCAATAGCCAAGTCGTACCTCTCCCTGAAGCCTTTATCGACTGGATGGATAGACGGATGCCGAGGTATATCATTTACGAGCCGGGAAAAACAGAAGGAAAGTGTACCGGGTGTGAAGCGGTGTCACAGTATAAAAAACTGCGTATCAATGAGAGATACACATGCCCGGCGTGTCACAGGAAAGCGATAGCCAAAACGAAAAAGACGATAGTCAAAAGGGACTCAAGGAAGTTTATCTATGTGCAAAAGATAAATAACGGTGTGATGGTACGATTTATTGAACGAATATATCATTTTTCCGGAGAGGGAATTGCTGCGAAAGAATGCGAAGAAAATCTTCGTGGAGCAGTGGAAAAAGGAAGACGTCAATATTGGTATGAGAAAGCGCCGAGATGGACACATCATGGCTATACGTACGGGTGGCAGGAGAATCCTTCCTGTTGGTCGTCAAAGAGCGCAAATAATCCGCTGTATCACTGGAAATCGAGGAAGCCAATTCGTAATGTTCCAGAAGTATATCAAAGGAACCTAAGAGGAATCATAAACGATAGCAATTTGAGATGGTTTAGTGATGAAGGAAAGGAATTGATAGGAAAGATATACGCGAGAAAACGATACACCCTTTATGTGTCCGCCTTTATGGATGTGTATGAAGCACTGCACCGGTGGCCGTGTCTGGAAGCACTGTACAAGGTCGAAATGAAAGAATTTGTCGAAGATTACATTACAAGGATGAGAAATTACAATATGAAGCTGAACAAGAAGGAAACAAAACCACATAAGATACTGGGTATACCAAAAGAATTATATCGTACTTTGCCACGAAATACCAACCAAATTTATGTCGAAAAGGCAAAAACGCTTTATGAATACACAAAAAATACAACACTGATACGCTTAGTGATTGAAAGACTGAGTGTGGAAGATATCCGTTTGTTTTTTAAAGCGAATCACATGAAAGTAGAAAAAACACTTTGGTACATCAATAAGGTAAAAAACGTGTATATATACAGGGACTATCTACATATGGCGAGAGAATTCGGAAGTGACATGACGGACGAATTTGTGCTTTATCCGAGAGATTTGGACGCGGCACATGATGCGATGATAGAAGTAAAGGTGGAAGCAAGACGCAAAAAGGAATTAAAAGAAGCGCAAGAAAAAGATGAGGACTTAAGAAAAATATACAAAAAAATAGCAAAAAGGTTTTCCTATGAAGATGATACATTCGTTTTGCGTCCGGCTAAAACTAAAACAGAAATAGTCAAAGAAGGGCAGACACAACACATTTGTGTGGGAATGGCAGGTTATGCAGAGAAAATGATAAGAGGCAGCAGTTACATTTTGTTTTTGAGAAAAAAGACGGAACCGGACACGCCGTTCTACACGGTAGAAATCACGCCGGAGTACAAAATTGTCCAGCGTCACGGAAAGTACAACAAGGAAGGAAAAGAAGTGACGGCCGTGGATGTCTTCCTGGAAAAATTCAGAAGGGAGGTGGGGCACGTTGAGGTCAATCATGCAGTTGGGGAATGACTGGAATTTTTGTTACTTGTGTGGCAGAAATCACACAGCAGACCCTTGTGGTTTAGAAACGCATCACGTGTTTGGCGGACCGAATCGAAAATATTCGGAACGATACGGCTTAAAAGTGAGACTGTGCGGCGAACGATGCCACCGAAATGGTGCGAACTCAGTACATAGAAACCATCAAGTGAATTTGTCTCTAAAGGCAGCAGGACAAAAAGCCTTTGAGAGTCAGCACGGCACCCACGAGGACTTTATGAGAATCTTCGGAAAAAATTACATCTAGGCACCTCTGGCTTGAATATCACGGCGAGCCATGTTAAAACCTCCCGGTTAAAAGCCGGGAGGAAATAAAGGAGAAGAAATGAAACAGGACATAAAAACAGCAGTGATTGAACTGCTCACTGACTTAATCAAATGGATAGGAGGCAATAATGGAACAGATAACAATAGTATTAAATGACATGGAAGATGTCAAAAGGGAAATTGACAATTGCCAGCGCAAGGCAGTAAAGAGCGTTGTCGAACTTGGGTACATCTTGAGAAAAGCGGATGATGCCGAACTCTTCCGCGAAGCTGGCTACTCCAGCATATTCAAATTTGCAGAAGCGGAATATGGTTGGAATCAGTCACAGACCTCGCGCTTTATGGATATCAATAGAGAGTTTTCGAAGGATGGCTATTCGACTGAACTCCAGGAAAGATATACTGGCTACGGTCAGGCAAAACTTTCAGAAATGCTTACGCTTCCGGATAACATTCGAGAGGAACTTTCTCCGGACATGAAACGAGAAGACATCCGAGAAGTGAAACGGCAAACAAAACAGGCAGCAGAGCAGGAAGCAGAATCTAACTTTGCGGCCACGGTGTCATTTGAATCGACGGACAACAATTTCCTCACGGATTCAATTAAAACCCTACTGGGACAGAAAGAATTTGCTGACAAATTCAAAAACTTATACCCGCACATTACACGAATGATGAGCACGGGAACCGTAGATACCGAAGCGGTAGCGATGGCAGTATCAGGTACCGGATTTGGTTTTACAAGAGCCGGTGCGTACATGTATTTCTTTAAAGACACGGAATTGCGTATCACAAAGGGAATGCAGAAAAAAACATATTCCTATGAGGAATTTATTAAGTCAGCGGCGGCAATTAGAAATCCATCCGGATTATCCGCAGAAGAATGGTACGAGAAAGTGTTCGGCATACCTTTACCGGTAGAACAGAAGGAAGAACCACCAAAGCCGCAGAAAAAGGAACCGCCAAAACCGAAACCGAAAAAGCCGGTCGTAGAGCGAAAAAACGTTGATTCGGAGCAATCAGAGGAAAGAGTTGAGTGCGATGGACAGACAGATGTTTCAAAATTCGCCGAAAAAGAGCAAATCGGAGACGCTAAAACGGCAGAAAACAACGAAAGCTCGATATTGGACAAGGATTCGGTTGCGCCGGCGCAAGAAAAACAACTATGTAGCTTTTGTGAAACTGGTGGTTATATTACTTCAGATGATGGTGCAACTACACTGACTATATTAAAGTTACTGGACGACAAAGGAAATGTAAAAGTAGAGATGAGGGATGTGTCGGGAAAAGTAAGATTCAATCGTTGTCCGATGTGCGGGAGGTGTTTTGAATGAAAACAAATCATAGAGAAGAACGACAGGAAAAGGTATACATCACAAAGGAACAGTTGACGCCGTCCCGGTTAATGTTAAAAGCCGGGGATGTGATTTATATTTATAAGCCGGCACCGATTGGTGAGAGAGTGAAAGGTTTTGAACGCAGAGTACCGGCGCAGATTGTGAAACTGTATAGAAATCATGCTCTGTGTGCTGTAAACGGACGACGTGAGGCGTTTACCTATGCAGAGATTGCACAGGCACAGTTGAGAGAAAGGAAGGGAAAGAAATGAGGATGATTGATGTAAATGCCACAAAGTTCCGTTGCAGATACGACAAGGTTTGCTCCTGCGACAATAAAGATAAATGTAAAAAGTGCGAGTATTATGTTGCGGATTTTAAAACACTACATAGTCAGCCGCTCGCTTACAATGTGAATGAAGTTGTAAAACAACTAGAAGACGAAAAAGAATATGCGTATGCAAATTTTGAAGAATATGTCAGGGAAACGTGTCCGTGGTTTGATGCAGATTACCATGATACGTTTGCGAATGGGTTGGTGCGAGCGGTTGAAATAATAAAGAAAGGAAATGGTGAAAATGAGACTAAATGATATGGATGGATTTACAAAGAGATATAAAAGCGAAGAAAAATATAAAAGTTTGTATACAAAATTTGTGATTCAAGAGGGAACAACATGCGAAAACCAGAGAGCAAAACTTCTTTTGGAAGATATGGACCACAGCGGATTCTTTACTGCCCCGGCAAGCACAAGGTATCACGGAAGTTATGCTGGAGGACTCGCACAGCATTCTGTCAATGTATTCGAAAGAATGATGGAAAGCGAAGCACCAAGAGATTACGATGTAGGAACAATCGCCACGGTTGCCTTACTGCACGATATATGTAAAATGGGCGCCTATCGAAAAGAGAAAACGGAAGACGGGAAAAAAATTTACGTATATAACAAAGACGCTTTTCCGGCAGGACACGGTGAAAAGTCGGTATTTATTATCCAGAAGTATATGCGACTGACCGATGAAGAGATACTCGCTATCCGATGGCACATGGGAGCTTTTGACGATGCAGTAAAAGGCGGAAGCCGGGATATAAACGCGGCATATAGAGCGTCGAAGTTGGCGGTATATTTACATCTGGCAGACATGGAAGCAACGTACATCGACGAAAGGGAGGAATGATATATGTTTATTAAAACAACCGTATTCAAACGATTACTGAAGAGAGCATACAAAAGAGATGTGTTGCAAGTTGGCCATGAGGATAGCACAAATATATATTACATAATCGGCGGTTATTGGGCTGTCATGGTTGAGAAAAAGTTCTTTACAAACGCGGCAAAGGCTGCACTGGTTGAGCTGATTGGAGATTTACCGGAAAACGAGAGTGTTAGGATATACAGTGATGGAACAAGGCAGCAGTTGATAGACGATTCCACGTGGTTCGCGCTTGCGTTGCAAGAACCGGAAGAATATTTGGAAGAAACAAATCTTTTGATGGAAGAGGAAAAATTCGGTGTTTTAAGTAGGCTATTTTCAACAGGAGAGAAACTTATCCCGGTAAATGAAGGCTTGTGTTCCCTGATTGACGAAGAGGCAAAAACATCGGATGATCTCGATATTGTTGGTCCGTACAGGACACGTTTATCCGGTCATATGCTAATGTGGAAGGACAACACGTCAACGGTTGGGCTTTTGCAAAGGATATGGAATGATGATGGAGAGTTGATGGAACAGTTAAAAGAATTAGAACAGTTGAAAAGATTTGGAGGGGTAAAGAATGAGCATGAGAGAAAAAATACCGGTATGGAAGAAGGTTAATCTATCAATCGAAGAGGCAGCAGCCTACAGCAACATAGGGGAGGCAAAGATTAGAGAGCTGGCAAAACTCCCGGATTGTAACTTTGTCCTGATGAAAGGAACGGTGACGTTAATTAAGAGAAAGAAGTTTGAAGAATATCTGGCAGAGTTAGAAGTTTTGTAATTCGCCATAAGTTCTCAAAATCTTTCGAAAAGTATTGAAAGAGCATTGTATTTGTGAGATTATAAAAGTGCAATGCTCTTTTCTTTTACCGGAAAGGAGAGGAAACGAAAATGGTAAGACGAAAAGACAACAAAGGAAGGGTACTCCAAAAAGGAGAAAGCCAAAGGAAAGACGGTAGTTATGTTTACCAGTACACAGATTTGCAGGGGAAAAGAAAATCCGTATATGCGAAAAATCTGTCTGACTTACGCAAGAAAAAGCGAGAAGCAATAAGAGACTTGGAAGACCACATTGACACCTATGGCGCGATGATAACATTAAATCAGTTGTTTGACAGGTATTTATCATTGAAAACAAATATAAGATATTCAACACGTCAGAACTATACGAATTTGTGGAACAACAATATTAAAAACACACCGTTGGGAAATAAACAAGTCGGGAAAATTGTAAAAAGTGATATATTAAAGTTGTACAAAAACTTTTCAGAGCGAGGCTTGAAGTATTCGACGATTTGTACATTTAATGGAATACTGGTTCCTGCTTTTGATTTGGCGCTGGCGGACGACTTAATACGAAAAAACCCTTGCATTGGATGCGTGAAGGAATTTAGAAAGGATGATGCAAGGGAACGAGTGGCATTATCGAGGTCTCAGGAACGGGAATTTGTTAATTATATAGGCAGCAGTACAATATACGCAAAACACTTACCGATGATAAAGGTTGCACTGAAAACTGGTATGCGATGTGGAGAACTGATCGGCCTTACCTGGTCGGATGTAGACTTTGACAAGGAAGAGATAAGCGTGAACCATCAGCTTGTTTATAGAAAGGTTGATGGAAAGTATAAATTCTATGCAGAGGTGCCGAAAACGAAGTCGGGCACAAGAATTATACCAATGGCAAAAGAAGTGCGGCGCGAATTACTGATACAAAAACAACGTCAGATTATGCACGGTACAACAAGCAAAGAAATCATTGACGGATATCGTGGCTTTTGTTTTACTACAAAAAGACGTGCGCCTATCATGCCCTCGGCAGTTAATAATGCGCTGTATAACATCGTGAACAGTTATAACAAGACAGTAAAGGACGGCGAAGAAAAACTCCCCAAAATATCCGCGCACATCCTGAGACATACAGCATGTACGCGCATGGCGGAAAGTGGTATGGATGTAAAAGTGTTACAATACATCATGGGACATAACAGCATCAATGTGACAATGGAAGTGTATAATCATGTATCGCCGGAAAGAAGCAGGGAGGAAATGAAAAAAACGGAAAACATTCGCTTGATCGTTTGATATTTTTACTTCATTTTTTACTTCAAAATATAGAAAATTATGAAGTAAAATGAGAAATTAT